GAAGAGCCTATGATTGAAGATAATGTAATTTTTATCGACGAATCACCAATTATTGAAAGCCCAAAAGATCCGATCGAAAGAAAAGAAGTTACTGGCGGGGTATCTTTAACTAAAGGTCCAATGTCAAGTAACAATAAATTAAGACGTCAGTAAAATAAATAATAAAAAATACTGGCTAATGGTACCCAATTTAAATGAGATATGCGACTGTTGTGGTGGTTATGAAAATCAACCAGTACTTCAACTTTTTGATAATAAGTGTTTCGGTATAGCTGATGGAAAAGATGTAACTGAAGAATTCTGTCTAAAGGATTTCGCTTTTCCTACTGATGGTTATTCGTGTGTCGGTATCACATTAGAGGCAGATGGTGGAACAACTACTCTATTTAATAATAACTTAACTATACCATTACCTTTGGTTTTAGAAAGCGGTAAAGCATACGCTAGAGGACTACTTCTAAAGATTACATATCCAACAAATGATTCTAATTCTGAAGAAATCCTATTCGTAGACAAAAACGTAGTTATAACTATTGAGACATATGATGGTACATCAACTGATTATCCACTATATAATTTCTTTTCTATTTTTACTAACCCTAAATCAAATGATCCAGAGAAAGTAATAAATAAAATAGAAGTTACTAATCCCAATGTTGAATATCCAATTAGAATTTCAGCATTAATATTATTTGGAAACGCAATATAAAAAATTTAAATATAATGACAAATTATGCAACTGAAATAATACAGTTAGAAGCTGGTACAGATTATTCCCCTACTTTTATTAGAACAGATAGAAGAATACCTGCATCTCAGCCCACCTCATTGGGTTATGTACAAATTGGTGCAGCTGCACAGGAAGGTAATGCAAAAGGTCCAATATTTAAAGTAGAATTTGCTGATCTTACCTTAGTTAGTGCAAGCTATGTACAAATTTGGGGATTAGAAAATGATGATACTAATGCACCAATCTACCCAATAACATATCTTAATAATTGGAGGCCAATTATTGATGTATATCTTAAGAAGTTTACTTTTTGTGATATTAATGGAATTCCCGCAGCTGAGACTGAATATTCAGTATTTGGATATAAGAAAAAAACTATGCCTACTGTATACTAATGAAACGACTCAATGAAGCTAATATGATGGGTGCAATGGGAGGCGGTGACTTTGCTCGCGGCTTGCCTTTTTATGGCACAAAGGGAGATTTTAATTTTACTACAGGTAAAAGTCAATTTACTCCAGGAGTTTCAGTAAAACAGCTTCCATTATCTGATATGTCAGTTAATGGAGATGCTGGAGTTAGTCCATTTGATCTAGCTGTAAGTAAGTTAAGATTTTTCTTTAAACCTGGTGATAGAGTTAGAGGAATTGTTGTAAATTCACATATTGACTCAGATAATGGTAAAGTGATGGTAGGTAAACTACATAAAATTATTCCAAATTATAAAAATAATAGTGTTCGTGCATGGATAAAAAATCCATCTACTCTAGAATCTATTGAAATCTATGTTGATACTATAGAGAGAATCTATGAAAGCGACGCAAATAAAGCATTAAGTTTTACACAATTCATTAATTCATAAGTAACCCTCATCTGAATAGAACCGGTTACTACTTTTTGTATATAAAATAAAAAAGATATTTTTATGCAACATGTCGATGATGCTGAAGCTGAACGCTTCCTTAATGAACAAGATAGAATACATGGTTTAAATACTATGAAGGTTGAAGAGATCCCTGAAGCTTCAACTAAAAGTTTAGGACAAATTGGCGGATATATGGAATCGCCAGAAATATCAGCTGCTTCTGAATCAACTTGGAAGTTATTAGATCTACGCTCGCTGCCATCACAAGGATTATTTTATCCAGCAGATACTGAACTTCTATTAAGATCAGCAAAAACCAAAGAAATTAGACACTGGTCAACAATTGATGAGAATGACCCGCTCGATGTTAGAGAAAAGATAAACTTTGTTTTAAATTCATGTACTAAAATTAAAGTACTTGGTGGACGTCCTCTAAATTTTAATGACTTTCTTGAAATAGATCGATATCATATCTTATTTAGACTATATGAACTTACTTTTCCAAATCAAGAAAATAAACTTTGGGCAAATGTTAAATGTGATAAAGATAGTCACATTAATCATACTCAAGTAGTAAGTTCAAATCTAATTGGGTTTAAGTATCCAGAAGAGTTAATGAGATGGTATTCAGAAGAAGATAGATGTTTTAAAATTGTTTCTGAAAAATTAAATGAGACGTTCTACCTCTATCTACCAACAATTGGTATTGAAAACAAATTTAGATTAAAGAGAAAAGAAGACCTTGCTAAAGGAGTTGAAATAGATGAAGCCTTCTATGAATTTGGGCCATATTTAATTAAAGATTGGCGAGGTATTTCAAACACTCAATTAACTGACTTAAAATTTGAATCAGTTGCTTGGCCAGAAAATAAATTTGTATTCATTCACAAGTTTACAAATCAATTAAAGGATGCAAGTTTAAATAAAGTTGCAAGTGTTTGTGAAAAATGTAAAGAAGTTACGGAGAGCCATATTTTTTTGGAAGGAAGCTTCACTGTCAAAGATATTTTCATTATTTCAATTGGACTTAATGAACTTATTTAAGCTAAATAAAGATTTGGCATTGAAGCTTAACCAATCATTTGATACACTATACAATTTGGAATACATGGAATATTCATTACTTTTAAATATCGTAAATGAGGAGACCGAAAAGAAAAATAACCCGGATGATTTATTTACAGGCTTATTAAATAATAATCAACCGATGAGAGTTAATCTTCCAGATAATTTAAAATTTAAATAAATAATAAAAATAATTAATCTAGGTGGCTGAAAAATTAACTACTTTTTTAAAATTATATTCTGATACTGCAGCAGCTGACGTAGGAAAATTAAAACCTAAAATTGCTGAGAATGAAGAACAGGTAAAAAGAATACCTGTACTATATAAAGAAGCATTAGCAACTGCTACTGGTCTCGGTCAAGCAAAAACATTCGCCTCTGTTTTTGGAACGAATGGTATTTTTAAAGAATCTACAGAGACTGTTACCATATATTCGACTTTACTAAAGTTAGATGATGCGTTCGATACACAATTAAAAGAACTATATAAGTTAAGAAGTGCTAATATTAAATTAGAAGGTCGCAAACAAAATTTACTTATTGCTGAGTCATACGTAAAAAAAGGAGGAGATGATTACCTTAATAAATTAGCAAATGAAATTTTAGCAAAAGCTTCTGCTGCTGGCTCCAGAGGAGCTAATTTTACAAGTATTATAGATAAGCTTTTTAAAAGCTATGAAGATTATGAAAAATCGATTGAAGGATTCACCGAAGATATCGCTGGACCAGATGGAATGCTTACTGCCCCTGAAACGTATGCTGCACTAGTTGAAAAAAAGGAGGCAGGTCAATTTAATGCAGCAGGTTCAGCAGAACCTGCTAAAGGTGCTCCATCTCAATTGAGTAAAGAAGAACAATCAGCTATTAATGAGTCTGAAGGTTCTTCAGTAAATGGCGAAACCGGCTCGGCTGAATCTAAAATAAATCCAAGCAAACCTACTTCAGCTCCTGTAAACTCCGCTACTCCAGCAAGTCCAATTAATGCAACTTCTCCAAGTACAAGTGAATCTACCTCTACTACAAGTTCAGAGGGAGGCGTAACTTCAAAACCTAGTGAAATAGCTGCGGATACTACTATCTTAGAAGGTGAAAAGAGTGGAGCGATTAATATTAATCTTGAATCAGCTAATGCAGCTGCAGCTAGTACAAATATAACTGAAGGTAGTTCAACAGTTTTAAATAATACTGAATCGCCATCAAGTTCAATTAATTCAACTAATATTCTATCTACTGAGTCTGAGGTAGGCGCAGGTGCTGGACCATCCGTTACTGAATCTACTTCTGAGACTTCTAAAGAGTCTACTATTAATAATACACCGGCGAAGGAAAAAAGTAAAGAGAAAGGAGGATTCTTAAAGAAACTAGGAAAGATTGCAAATATTGCAGGATCAGTTTTAAATCTACCATCATTTAAAGAAATTGGAGCACAAGCAAAAGATTTTGTTGGAGTCTCTGGTGCAAATATTAATTCGAGAGTATCTGAAATAAAAAACTCATTTGAAAAATCTGAAAGTTCTTCTGATAAGTCATCTGCGGTTAATGAGCAGACCTCTGCAACATCAAATAATTCAGCAGTATCATCAGAAAAAGAGTCTACTACTAATTCAAGCACGAATATATCAAGTGAACCTCAATCTAATATGAGTGTTGAACAGAGTAAACCATCAGTAGTCGCTACTCCTGAAAAATCAACTGAATCAAATACAATTCTTTCTACTTCTGAATCATCTTCAAATACATCAACTGCACAGTCAGCTGCTCCAGCAGCAGTCACAGCAACATCTACTTCAAGTACAGCAAATACTTCAAGTACAGCAAATAATACTGCTGGTGCTGAATCTGCACCAGGCGGCGGAGGGGTTAGTGTTGATATGGGGCAATTAGATAATCGATTGGGTCGAATTGAAAGAATATTAAGTAGTGGAATCGAAGTAACAATAAAAGACACATAATATGGAAAATACATTAAAGGGCCAATTACATAGCCTATATTCAACGTACTCTGCAATACATTGTCAATTTACAAGAATTGAGGAAGAGGCACTTCGACTTGAATCAGAAAGAAAACTTGTAAGTGAGATACTGCATACTACTCGAGAACAAGAAAAAGAAGTAATAAATAAACTAGAAGAGCTGACTGGAATTAAATTAACCCCGGATGCTATACTTGAAATAATTAAAAGTTATGAATAAAGATTCTTTTTATAGAATAATTGGAGCAATACTATTAATTGTCATCTTAATAATGGCAATACATACATGTCAAGTTCAAACCTCTGCAATTAACGAGACGACTGAACTTAAAAAATCAATTATTGCATCTGATAAACTTACAAAAGAAGCAGAGGGACAGTATGCAAAACTAGTAGATTATTATAAGTCTAATCGTGATCTAGTAAAGGATCTAAAGGGCTCAAATGAAGCTCTTTATAAAACTATTAAGAAACAGGATGAACGTCTCCTAAGCATCACGAATGCAGTTATATCACTTGATCAAAAAGTAGTTCAGGGATTTGGTAAAACTGATCCAGTTGATACAAATAGAATTAACCTTGCTCTTAGATATCCAAATGAAAAAGAACCATTTGTATTATGGGATGGATTTATAAATAAGCAGACCGCTGCATATAAAGGTACATTCTCATTCGGTAGACTTCCAATTAAAGTAATACTGACTGAAGAAAAAAGAGGTCTTTGGAAAAGTAGAATAGTCGGACCTGACTGGTTAAAAGTTGATTCGATGTCAATTTTAAGCCTTCCTCCAGAATCATACACAGCAGTTAAACCTAAACCAGTACAATGGCTTGTAGGTGGAACATATTATTATAATATGAGTTCTGCTGGAAACGCAATTGGAGTAAATTTCGGAGTAAGTCTTTTCAACAAGCATAATATATTAATTGGTGCTGCAAGCAATCAACAAATAAGTTTTGGATATACTTACACAATTAAAACATTTAAAAGAAACAAATAATTCATGACTCAAAGTAGATTTGTAAACTTAACTTCATATTGTGTTGTTGAGTACCAGTTTGAACCATTAGGTTCACTTAATTTTCACACAGATGATTTTATATTTGTTGAAAATGCAATTACGAATAATCATCAGATTTTTAATACTGACGGTTCATACAATACAATAAAGAATATTCAGGATCTTACTGCTATCTCAATAGGGCAAAACACATATGCTTATTTAGATAGTGAAAAGATCCCAGATTACTTATCATATGATTCAAATTTGACTTCAACTACTCTTTCAGGTTATAATGTAGTAATGGATAATGTTAGATTTCACTTTGTTTCAGGATTTGACTTTGATAATTTTAAAGCATTATTATTATCAATTACCCATACTGAGAGTAATGGAATAACTAATATCTTTGCTAATATTCTTCTTGCACCAGAAACAATTTCACAATTAATTATTTTTAATCCTAGACCATTATTTCTTTCAAATGCTCTATATGATAGGTATATTGATATATTAGTACCATCAATTAAAAATATTAATGAAGACTTCGTTACTGCACCTGTTCCA